ATCCAAGGGCACGATGGCGCTCAAGACGATGGACCCGAAGAAGATTGCCGCTATCGCGGTTGTCTCCGCTGAAGTCCTGCGTGCGAACCCGGGCGGGTACATTGACCTGATCCGTCCGCAGATCGCCGAAGCGTTCGCTGTCGCGTTCGACGCCGCCGCCCTGTACGGCACCGCTTCCCCGTTCTCCACGAACATCGCTACGGGCTCCAGCACCCAGGAGTTCACCGGCACGACTCCGGCGTTCACTTCCGTCTACGACGACCTGAACTCGGGCCTGTCCACTCTGGTCAACGCTGGCAAGAAGCTGACCGGCTGGGCGTTCGACAACCGGTTCGAGCCTGTCCTGAACGGCTCGAAGGACACCGCGGGTCGTCCGCTGTTCGTTGAGCAGCCGTTTACCGAGACGAACGGCCCCGTCCGTGAGGGCCGTCTGCTGGGCCGTCAGGCCTTCATCGGTGATGGCATCTACGACGCCACGTCCAAGACCTACGGTTTCGCTGGTGACTGGTCGCAGGCTGCGTGGGGCGCCGTTGGCGGCATCTCCTACAACGTCTCCACCGAGGCCACGGTCACCATCAACGGTGTCCTGACCTCTCTGTGGGAGAACAACCTCGTTGCGATCCTGGCTGAAGCCGAATACGGCTTCCTCGTCAACGATCCGTCGAGCTTCGTCAAGTTCACCAACGCAGCCTAGGAGTAACTAGTGGCTATCAAGAAAGCAACCACCCTTGACGATCTCAAGCAGGAAGCCGCGCCGGTAGCCGAGGGTTACACCGTCGTTGTTGGTCCGTCCGGTGTTGAGACGACCGTGCCTGATTCGATCCTTCAGACACTGCTGGATTCCGGGTACACGAAGAAGTAAGGAAGGTGTGCGGTCATGGCATACGCAACTGTTTCAGACGTTGAGGTCCGTTATGGCCGCACACTAACCACTCCTGAGTCGGCGCAGGTCGGGGCGTGGATCAATGACTTGGAGTCGGAGATCCTTGAACGGATCCCGACGCTGGATGGTCTGGTCATGTTGGGTCGTCCGTCGTTTGCGACGTTGCGGCGGGTGATTAGTGCGGCGATTATCCGGAAGTTGCAGAACCCTGCTGGGTTGCGGACGCGGACGGTGGCGATTGATGACTACTCGACTACGGAGACTGTGGATGCGGCGAACTCTGCCGGCTATCTGGGGTTGACGGATGATGAGTGGTCTTTGTTGCTGCCGGGTTCGTCTGGGGATGCGTTCACGATCACGCCGTATGGTGCGCCGTGAGTGCTGAGGCTGCCGTCCTGGCTGGGCGGCGTGAGGCTGAGGCGTTGATGTTGGACGAGTGCGCGGTGACGCGCCCGGGTGAGCCGGTGACGGATCCCGACACGGGCAATGTTACCCCCGGCTCAACGCCTGTCTATAGCGGCCCGTGTAAGGTGCAGCAAACCATTTCGCAGGCGTCTAACCCTTCGGCTGGTGGACATCAGTTTACGGTGCAGGATTCGCGGGTTGATTTCCCGGTGTCTGCTGGCCCGCTGGCGGTGTCTGATTCTGTGACGATTACGGCTTCGGCGTTGGACCCGCAACTTGTAGGGCGGGTTTTCCGTGTTGACGAGTTGTTCCATAAGTCGTTTGCTACGGCCCAGCGCACACGGGTGTCTGAGGTGGTCGCGTGAGTGATGGCACTGCTGAACTGCGGGCGTTCGCGACGAACCTCGGCAAGGTTGCTGGTTCTGCTGTGAAGGATGTTGATGCTGTCCTGAAGAAGGGGGCGCAGAACATCAAGAACGAGATGCAGGCTGACGTTAGCGGTTCGCCTCACTTCAAGGGCATGGCGGGTTCGATCACTTATGACTCGCATTATTTGCCTGGTCGGGCGCGGTACGTGATCGGGCCGGATAAGGGCAGGCGCGGTGGTGCGCTTGGCAATATCTACTATTTCGGCACTAGCCGTGGTGGTGGTTCGGGTGACATTGATAAGCCGTTGCGTTCTGAGGAGCCGCGGACAATGTCGGCGCTTGAGGCGTTGGCTGAGCGATGGGCGGGTCAGTTATGACGGGTGATGCGCTGGCTGCTGGTTTTGAGGCGCTGATCACGGGCGTGACAGTTTATAAGGACAAGGTGCCGTCTACGCCGTCGTTTCCGTACGTGTTTGTGGTGACGAACTTCCCGACTGTTGCTGAGCGTTCCAATGCCCGGTCCGTGCTGGCTCGTGTGCTGAAGTCGCGCACTCAGGTTGTTGGGCTCACGGGTGCGTCTGTGCGGATTGTTGCGCAGAAGCTCACGGACGCGTTGGAGGGTAAGCGCCCTGACGTTCCTGGTTGGGTGTTGGGCTCTATTGAGTCGGTCGCTAACGAGCAGCCCATGTTGCCGGATGAGGACGTGACTATCAACGGTCAGCATCCCCTCTATCAGCCCTTTGACTGGATCCTGACAGGCTCCCAAGTCTAATCCGAAGCCCCGCACCACGGGGCTTTTTTCATGCCCTTAGGAGGCCCCTTGTTCGTCAGGGTGAAAGACAAAGAAACCGGGCACGAGTTCGACGTGCCCGAAACGGACTGGCGGATCAGTGAGGGAATCCTCGCGCCCGTCAAGAGTGACCGCTACCCCGCTGTGGACCGGCCACGCCCCCCGAAGCACAACATACAGCCCATTCGGGCACCCAAGAAAGAGGAAAGCTAAATGGCTGTTGATATTCCGAGTACACCGGCTGACGGTAACGTTCTCGTCAAGCTCGTCCCTGCTCTCGCTGACACGTCCGCGCCGAAGCTCACTGAGCTGAACGTCGCCGGCGCTGTGGACATTTCCTGCTACCTGACGGGTGGCGGTTACAAGCCGTCCCTGTCTGAGCAGGTCATCACGGATGAGCGTCTTTGCACGACTCAGACGTATGAGCAGAAGGGCCGTTCGCAGCGTGGCCTTGAGGTTGAGTACATCGACAACACGAACTCGCCGAACGCGCTGACCTTCAACAAGGCGAAGGACACCCTGGTTCCGGGCACTGCTCAGTACCTGGTTGTGCGGACGGGCCTGCCCTACACTACCGCGCTCGCTGTCGGCCAGAAGGTGACGGTTTACCCGATCACACCGGGCGAGTACAACGAGATGGCCCCGGAAGCCAACAGTGTCCTGAAGCTGGGGCAGAAGCTGTTCGTGACCGGTCAGGTGAAGATCAGCGCGACAACGGTCGCCTAACTTCGCTGCTTGATACCCCTGTTCGCCCGTGTGTTGTGGGACCGCGGGCGAACAGGTCAAGTCCCACTTGTCCCGCTAGAAGACTTTAGGAGTGGCCGTTATGGCTCTTGTTGTGAAGCGTCCTGAGACGCGTGTTCTGTTCTGCCTTGACGGCGACTTGAAGGCTGAGCATGAGGCTGCGGAGGCTGAGTTCAACGCGGCCCGCGCGCAGTCCCTTGCTGACGCCCGGCTGAACAGTCCGGTGAAGGACCTTGCCCAGAAGGTCAACGACCTTGAGGAAGAGATGAAGGCGGCGACGGTGTCGTTCCTGGTTCGCGGCATGAAGCGCGGCGACTGGAACGAACTTGTCGCGGCGCATGCCCCGCGTGAGGGTAACGCGCTGGATAAGTCGTATGGCTTCAACGTTGAGGCCCTGATGAAGGTTGCTGTGCCGAAGTCCATTGCCGGCGTTGAGAACCACGCGGGCGATGCCCTGCCGTTCGTGGTCGCTGACGAGTGGGATGCGCTCGCGGATGACATGACCGATTCGCAGTACGAGGATTTCGTGCTGGCTACTCTGCGTGTGAATAAGGGGCGTAACGAGGTCCCTTTTTCGCTCAGCGCCTTCAGGATGATCCAGGACTCAGATCAGACGTAGAAGCGGCGCATGCTCTTGGTATTTCGTTGAAGCGGTTCCACGGGTGGGAGCCGGTAACAACGTATGAGTATGAGGCGGGGCGGCTTGTGTCGTCGCGTCCTGAGCCTGAGTGGGATGAGGGCGAGCAGACGGTGATGCTTGCGTTGCAGGCTTACCGTGGCTCGTTGTGTCCGTTGTGTGGTGGTCCGTTGTCGGTGTGCACGAACCCTGAGAACGAGTTGAAGTTCAAGGGTGGGTTGCCGATTCGTTGCCATGCTACGACGGCGCGCGCCATCGCAATGGAGCCCTATAAGGATCAGCCGAACAACTCGGCGCTGATGATCGCCCCGGTTCTTACTGACTAACTGTTGTCCCTGTCGCGCTGCGCTATGCCGACGATGAGCGCGACAAGTCCCCCGAAGAACAGTACCGCTGCCGGTGCGGTGAATGAGCCGGCGAACACTGCGAACAGTACGCCGAGGATCATTGCCAGCCCGCCGACCTGTTTGGCGACGTAGCCGCCTTTGCGGGCCTTCCGCCCGGTCCCAGCTTCATTTGTCATGCCGCGAGTCTAGCGGGTTGTCCAGGAAATTAAAACAGGAGGCCCCCTAGTGGCGGACAGATCAATAAGTATCGCCCTTGAGGCGAAGGTTCAGGGCTTTGTTTCTGGGATGCGTACGGCTCAGCAGGCGACTACGGATTTCGCTAATCGGACTGCGGATTTTGCTCGGGAGAATGAGCAGCATCTGGACCGGGTTGGCAAGTCCTCGATGGTCATGGGCGGTGCCCTGCTGGCTGGTGTTGCGATAGCGGTGAAGTCGTTCATGGAGTTTGATTCGGCGATGTCCGAGGTCCAGGCGTCTACGCACGAGACGTCAGCCAACATGGAACTTCTGAGGGAAGCAGCTATAAACGCTGGCGCCGACACGGCGTTCTCTGCGAAGGAGGCGGCTAAGGGCATTGACGAGCTGGCTAAGGCTGGCGTGTCCACGAAGGACATTCTGGGCGGCGGGCTTACTGGCGCGCTGTCGCTGGCTGCGGCTGGATCCCTTGGCGTCGGCGAGGCTGCCGAAATTGCCGCTACGGCCCTGACCCAGTTCAAGCTGTCGGGCGATAAGGTCCCGCACCTCGCGGACCTGTTGGCGGCTGGTGCTGGTAAGGCGCAGGGTTCTGTTCAGGATATGGGTATGGCGCTGAAGCAGGCGGGTCTTGTTGCCGCGTCTACCGGCCTGTCCATTGAGGAAACCACGGGAGGGCTTGCGGCGTTCGCGTCTGCCGGCCTGATCGGTTCGGATGCTGGTACGTCGTTCAAGTCGATGTTGCAGCGCCTCACCCCGCAGTCGCTTGAGGCGAAGAACAAGATGACTGAGCTTGGCATTAGCGCGTATGACGCGCAGGGCAACTTCGTTGGTCTGGCTAAGTTCTCTGAGAACTTGAAGACCTCGATGCATGACCTGACTCCCGAGGCTCGCAATGCTGCTATGGGTGTCATCTTCGGTTCTGACGCTGTGCGTGCCGCGAACGTGCTTTACGAGAACGGTGCTGCTGGGATCCAGAAGTGGACGGACAACGTCAATGACGCGGGTTACGCGGCTGTCACTGCAAGCATCAAACAGGACAACCTTGCGGGCGATATTGAGAAGCTGGGCGGCTCGTTCGATTCGCTGCTTATCAAGAGCGGCGGCGGCGTTGCCGAATCTTTGCGCGGGCTTGTGCAGGGCGCTGAGGATCTTGTGGATGCGTTCGGGAAGATCCCCGCGCCGGTGCTGTCTGCGGGGCTTGGTATCGCTGGTATCGCCGGCGGCGCGCTCCTGCTTGGTGGTGTGCTGATGACGACGTTGCCGAAGATCATGGAGTTCCGGGCGTCGATGGCTGCGCTGTCCACCGCGTCACCTGGCGCTGCCGCTGGTATTGGCAAGGTCGGTAAGGCTGCTGGCGTGGCGGTCGTGTCTCTTGTTGCGTTGCAGATCGCCGCGGCGGTGTTCACGGAGAAGCATTCGAAGTCTGCTGAGGATTACGGGCAGGCGTTGCTGAAGGTCGCTAAGGCTGGCGAGTCTGCCCGCGGTGCTGGTCTTGATTCGATCTTCGGGAACTTTGACAAGGTCAACGGGACCGCCGTTAGCAACATCGACAACATGGCTGATGCTGTGAAGCGGCTGACTCACCAGAATTTCAACGATGCCGGCAACAAGTTCTTTGAAGGTTTCACAGACTTCATTGGCCTGCCGAAGGGTGAGATTGGGCAGTTGGAGGACCGGCTGCGTGGCCTCGGCGACGCCATGGGGAACCTGACAAAGAACGGCGCGGCAGATACTGCGGCTAAGTCTTTCCAGGCGCTAACTGCCGAGTTCGAGAAGAACGGTAAGGGCGCGAAGGAAGCGCTTGAAGCTGTGCCGGGTTACAAGGATGCGCTGATGGGCCTGGCTAACCAGGCTGGGGTGAATTTGTCGGCGCAGGATCTTCTTGACTTTGCGATGGGTAAGGTTCCGGCTTCGATGCAGGGCGCGGCGGGCGCTACGGAGACGTACACGAACGCCGCGGGCCAGTCGGCTCCGGTTACTGAGGACATGGCTAAGGCTTTGGAAGAGGTCGGGCTCAGTGCCGAGGGCGCCGTGACTGACATTGATGCTTTTGCTAAGTCTCTTTTCGCTGCTGGGCTGTTGTCGCTTTCCTCGTCGGACGCGGCTATCGGCTATCAGGATGCCATCGACAAGATGACTGAGTCAGTCACGAAGAATGGTACGACTCTTGATCTGAACACGGAGAAGGGCCGGGCCAACCAGTCTGCTTTCAACGGGCTTGCTCAGGCTGCCATGACGTCTGCTGAGGCGTCAGCTGCGGAAACCCTCGCCACTCAGGGTTCCGCTGCTGCACAGTCGCAGTTGCAGGCCGGTCTGAAAACCAGCTACGGCGATCTTGTTAGGGCGGCCGGTCAGCTTGGTATCACGGGCGCCGCGGCGGACGCGATGGCCCGCAAGGCGCTCGGCATCCCTAAGAACGTCAACATTGACGCTTGGATCGCTGACCATGCGACCGGAACCCTTGACGCAATCAAGGGCAAGGCTGACGGGCTCGATGGCAAGACCGTGAACCTCTACACGAACATCCACGAGACGACCTTCCTCAACACGGTTCGGTCCGACTCGGTCGCGCCCACTCGCGGCGGCGCTGACAAGCGTACAGCCGCATACGCGACTGGTGGCCGCGTGTACGGCCCGGGCACGTCAACGTCTGACTCAGTCGATGCGCGGCTCTCGAAGGACGAGTACGTGTTGACGGCGAAGGCTGCCCAGAAGATCGGCTACGCGAACCTGGACAGGATGAACGGCGGCGACACTCAGCCGTTGAAAGCTGGTGTGCAGTACGCGCCGGCAAGTGCCCCTGCCCGTCAGGCGTCGATGGCTTCGGCGCCGGACGTGAACGTTGCTGCGCCCGCTGTTGCTGTCTATATCGGCAATGAACAACTTGACGCACGCACGTATCGCGTGGCTTCTTCCGCTATCTCGGCTGCTGATTCGCAGTCCCAACATATGAGAAGGGGCCGAGTCTGATGGCTGTTGCTGTTGCGCTTGAGGCGCTTTTGAGTGATCCGTGTCCGCGTGTTGGTGTGACGGTTACGGGCCTTGGTACTAGCTCGGCGTCGGTTGTTTCGGTGTGGCGTGTCGCGGATGGGGAAAGGAACCCTGTTCGCGGCGCCCGCCGTACCACGATGACGGATTCGTCGTATGTGGTGGATTTTGACGCCCCACTTGGCCGGCCCATCACGTATGAGGTTGAGGTGATTAGCGGCCCGTCTGGTGCTAGCCGTGTCACTTCTTCAGCGGTGACGGTGAACGCTTTGACGGGTTGGTTGATGGATCCTTTGGTTCCGCAGTCTGCGGTTCCGGTTGTTGGTGATTCGACGGATGAGACGTATTTGCGTTCTCAGGCTTTGTCGGAGTTGGCGTATCAGGCTGATGTTCAGGTGTTCAACATTATGGGGAGCAGTAAGCCGTTGGCGTTGTTTGGTCAGCGGATGGCTGAGCGTGGTTTGGATACGTCGTTGTCTACTCGGTCGGCTGAGCAGAACGCCCGGTTGGAGTCGCTGTTGAAGTCTACGGCGCAACTGTTGTTCCGCCCCTTGCCTGGTTGGGGTACGCGGACACTGCCGGGTTCGATGTTCCTCGCGAACGCTACGGCCACTCAGCTCCCGGTTGATGTGTCTTGGGGTGGCGATCTGACGCGCTGGGATTTGAAGTCTGATGTGGTCGCGGCCCCGACGATCAAGGTCCTCACGGCGACGTTCACCTACGGGGACGTGCAGCTCCTGACTTCGACGTATCAGCAGAAGCAGGACCGCATGGCGGGGAAGAAGTATTTGGATGATTTGAAGAACCCAGTCGGAGGCTAGCCGTGCGTTTGATTGATGAGGGTTCTTTGTCGGCGTTGGATGGTTCGCGGCCTGCTGATTCGTTGACTGTGTGGGCGTGGCGTGATGGTGAGTTGGTGTTGCCGGAGCCGTTGGATGTTGTTGATTGGTCGGTGTCTGATGACGCCGGCGATTCGGTGAAGGTTGGGCAGAAGCTGTCCCTGACTGTCGCGGATCCTGACGGCAGCTTGGGGGCGTGGCAGTTCGAGGATGCGTTGTCTGTTGCGGGTGCCGTGTTGCAGGTCATTTATCGTGTGGGCGGTGCGGGTGCGATCAACTTTGGTTGGTTCCGTGTGGTTGGGAATGAGCCGACTGTTGCGGTTGATTCGCGGGTCATTGACGAGTTCGGCTTAGACGCACCGGATTCACCCACGGCCCCGCATGAGCGGCGCCGGTATGTGACGACTGGTGTTGTGAAGCTTGAGGCTGTTGATCTGACGTTCAACGTTGACAGGGACAAGTTGGAGTCGCCGCAGTCGCCGAAGCCTGGGGCGACGGTGTTGTCTGAGTTTCGGCGGCTGACGTCCGCGCATTTCCCGACTGTTGTTGATCCTGGCGTTACGGATGCTTCGGTGTCGACACGGCTTGTGTTCGATAAGGAACGGTTGGAGGCTGCGCAGGATCTTGCGTCTAGGGTGAACGCGCGTTACCGGATGGGCGGCGACGGCGAGTGCCACGTGTACCCGGTTGTGTCTGCTCCGGTGTGGCGTGTTGAGCCCGAGGTTTCCTTGGTTTCTGTGACTCGTAAGCAATCCATTGATGGCCTGTTCAATAAGTGGATTGTTGAGGGCAAGGACTCCAAGGGCGGCGCACCTGTGCGGGGTTCGGCGGTCATCGAGTCGGGCCCGCTGCGGTGGGGTGGCCCTCATGGTAAGGCGCCGGATTTCTACTCGTCCGAGATGATCACGACCCGTGTTCAGGCTGACTTTTACGCCGCTGAGTTACGCGACCGGTTCCTGTCCACGCTGGCGATTGAGTTGGCGGTTGAGACGGTTCCGCGGCCTGAGTTGCAGGCGGGTGACCGTGTCGAGGTTGGCTGCCCCGTTGTTGCCGGGCATGTCGCTTACTTCCCCGGCACTATCACCTCTATTCGTCGCTCCGGTTCGACAGTCCCCGGCGGCACGTCACTGACTGTGACGTGCTCCTATGCGGATGTCGTCAACGGCCTTGCCCGTACCGAGTGGGCGAAGAACATCCACGGCACCATGCCCGCCCTCACCTGGGACCGGATGCCCGGCAACTGGGGTCAACTCCCGCCAACCATTTGGAACGACCTGCCATAAGGAGGCCATTGTGCCCGGTTTGAAATACACGATGGGCGCAATGGATCCGGGTAAGACTACCCGCTATTTCGGGACCGCCTTTTGGGATGGGTCGAAGTGGTGGGCGAAGCTCGGCGACAATCTTTTGGACGCTCGCTGGTTGGACCCGATTCAGCCTTTGCAGAACGGCAAGATCGTCGTTGATGTGACGAATGACGGGAAGGGCCAGTCTTCGGCGCTCGTCATTGGTGGGTACACGGATCAGCCAAGGCCGTCTACGGGGACGGCGCAGTCGGTTATTCCTGCGGGGGTTTCGACTCAGATCGTTTTCACGGGTGAGGATGGGCAGTCGTACACGACTGACCGGTTCGTTGGCGACTATAACCCGGGCGATCCTGTGTATCTGACGTGGGATGCGGCTAAGCCGACGATTATTGGGAAGATCGCGGCGGTTGCGACTGTCCCTGAGGCCGCTCCACCGCCCCCGCCGTCAACGGCTACGAGTGGTGAGACTCGTCTTGCTGCTACGGCGTCGGACACGTTCGGTGTTGGTGGTTGGGGGCGTTGGGCGTCTTCCCGGTCCGGCGGTGAGGACGTTTACGCGGGTACGTGGGCTGGTTACACGCTCACCGGCTCCTGGTTCTACGGCGCCCCCCGGCCCGAGCTTGCGGGTAAGACCATTACCCGAATCTTGTTCAAGGTCCCTGCCCGCCTCGGTGTGGGCGCTTCTGGCACGGCAACTATTCATGCGTACGCCCACACCAGCGGTTCACGTCCCGGCGGTGACGTGAACCGTGTTACCGGCCCGTTCGACATCAGTGTTCCGCAAGGCTATCCCGGCGGGTACACGGACCTGCCCCTTAGTTTCGCGCCGGCCCTTGTCGCTGGTGGCGGTATCAGCATCGCAGGTGACCCGTATGTCGGGTTCCAGTCCCGGCTCGACAATCCCGAGTTCGGCAAGCTCATTATCTCTTGGAGTAGCTAATGCAAACCCTTGAAAACGGCGTCCAGGTTTTCACGAACGGCGACCCTTACAACCTTGCTGAGGATCTTGCTAACTCGTTCAAGTCGGCGAACCTGACTGTCCTTGTGGCTAACCAGGCGGCGCGTGATGCGTTGACGAAGTACAACGGTTTGGCCGTGCGCCGGAACGATGTCACGGGCAGGCCTACGGAGACGTGGGACGGTTCGGCGTGGACACGCTCGCCCGTCATGACTTCGGCGCCGGTTACCCCTGACGGGTTGTGGTCGATCAATGGCGGCTACCTGAAGACGGTTGTCACGGGGCTGGCTCAGGTGACGGCGACGTTGCAGCTTGTCCGCACCGGCCCGGCGATGCTCATCAACACGTCTGACACGGTCCTGACTTCCGCGATTGTGCCGTCTGGTTTCCGCCCGTCGGCCAACGCGTTCTTCGCCGGGACGGTAAACACCGACATCGGTGTCTACAATTCCACCCCGCAGCTCGTCATCAACACTGGTGGCGCGCTTGTTGGGCGGTCAACGTCCGGCGGTTCGGTGAGCCTCGGCACGGGTTACACGATTTTTATCTCTGTGAACTGGTACATCTAACCAGCCCCTAATACGTGTGGCCCCGGGATTGCGCCCCGGGGCCACACAGAGCTTGACCTTACACGACCGCCACCCCGGCAGGTCCCAACACGCCGGGAGGCAAACTATGCGCAACATCTTTCGACCGTACGGGCCCAGAGGTTACGCCATGCTTTCCCTTAGTCTTGTGGCGATCTTTCGGGCCGTTGATTACTTGAAGCCGGCGCAGCCTGGCTACACACCTTCGGCGCTGCGTGAACTTGCGGCTATTATTCCTACCCCGGTGTGGGGCGTCCTATGGGCTATCACGGGCGTGTGGGTTCTGGTTGCGGCGTTCCGTGAACGCCAGGCGTTCGCCCTCGCACTACTCGCTGGCATGTCGTTCCTGTGGGCGATCATCTACGTGGTGACTGCTGCGTTCCGCGGAACCTCACCCGACGCAACAACGGCTTGGCTGTCGGCGCTCGGGTTCGTCGCGTTCGCCGTGATCGTAGTGGCGCTCGCCAAGATGATAAACCCTGCCAGGATCCGTGAGGTGCCGGATGCCTGAATGGTTCGTGCCCGTCATCTCCTCAACCCTCGCCCTTGCGTCAGCCGTCACCGTAGCCGTCCTCACGTATAAGGCCACCCGCAAAGGCGACACAACCACTGCCGCCCTCACTGAACGGCGTGACACCATCGCAGACCGCGACTCCCTCATTGACACCCTGCAAGAGGACATCAAGAGCCTCAAGGACGACATGCGTTCGCAGAAGGAAGAGACCGGGAAGCTTCGTGCCGAGGTCAAGCAGGTCAGTGAACACAACAACGCACTCACCACATTCATTTACAAGATGCTGGCGATCTTCCGCAAACACAACCTGACCGAAGAGATAGACCCCAAAGACGTGCCAGACGGCATCCACATCTAGGAGCAGGCATGCGCCCAGTATCAGCAGAGTTTGAAGTAAGCCAGGAGTTCGGCGGCGGCGCCACTGCTGGTGTCGTTGCCAACCCGGACCCCAATAGCGGCATGGGCTATTACGTGTGGTTGTACGGCAATTACCAGCCGTTCGGGCACGCAGGTATGGACATTGCCTGCCCCATCGGCACGCCAGTTTATGCGCCGGCTGACGGTGAGGTGTTGTATGCGGGATGGTGCGAAGACCTCCCCGGCAACGGATCCGTTCGTAAGTGGCTGCTGTATTACAACTTTGGCGGCATCGTCACGGTGATTCAGCACAACGGTTGGATAAGTGTCATCGCGCATCAGTCCACCAACGATGCCGTCTATGCCGGGATGCAGGTCAAGGAAGGCCAGTTGATCGGCAAGACGGGCAACACCAAGACCCGCACCGCCTACGTCGCGGCCCATGTCCACATTGAGGCGCTGGTCTTCAACGACTACCGCACCGACGTAGCGAACGGCATCATCTATGGCCGCGTGAACCCGGCCCCGTTCTTCGGCGGCATCGCAGCGCAAGGCACCATCACACCACAAAGCACAACCGAATCCGAGGAGGATTTCATGGGTGGATTTATCGACAAGACCCAAGCAGAAGACATTGCGAAGCGCGCGGCAGAGCTCGTGCTCGCGGCACTGGACGGCAAGGTGAAGATCCACCCGGTGCAGGCCGAGTCCATCGTGCAGGCCACCACTACCCGCACGGTAGACGGCGTTGACGCCCGCAACAAGGGCAAGCTGATCAACGCCCAGCAGGCTGACGACATCGCACGCGCCGCTGCACGCTACTCGGAGGAGACCAAGTGAACATCAACCCGAAAGTCACAGCCGCAGTCCTCGCCGCCGCGGTGACAACGATCATTGCGTGGCTGCTCACCCTCGCGGGGATCACACTCCCCAACGAGGTGCAGGGCGCTATCACGTCCATCCTCGTGTTTGCCGCCGGATACATGACCCCGGCGAGTACCCCGGGCGACCACGCAGCCTAGTTAGCCAACCATCAGCGGCCCTCCTTTGTGGGGGCCTTTCGCACTTAAGGAGAGGCCGCTATGGCTGTTACAACGACCCCGCTCGGGTTCCAGAAACCGGA